ATATCCCCGCGGGGAAAAATATAAGGGGGCGGCGATGCATGGGGGGAGGGAAATATGCGAGACCCCTCCCCCCGGTGTCGCTAATCGCTTATCATTTTGTAGTTTCCTATCGGATTCCACTCCACGATCCATCGAATAGCGTCATCGAACGCATCGTTGACAACAGATTCAGGTAGGTCGAAGTCGATTGGACCAGCGATTCTTGCCACTAACGCATCAGTGTTGTAACCATGATCACGATCGAACCTTGACCACTGTTCGTAGTCGTCAACAGGACTGAACGGATTGTCAGTCGTTGTCAAGTAGAGAGCCATGACACCTCACCTCACTAGCTCTAGTACTGTGCTAGTACTGATGCCTAGGGCGTCAGCTATCTCACTAGTAGTGCCCCCATTACGGGCCATGGCCTTAGCCCTACTAGCTACACTAGCAGACACAGGGGCCTTAGCCTTGGGGATGGCCCTTTCTGAGAGCTTCTCCATGTCGCTATAGCGCACCACGGCCTCCATAGCAGAGGCTGATAGGGCACCTGCCTGGATGGCCTCCCATTGGCGGTCTGTGAGCTCTATGAGGGACTCTTTCCTAGAGGCCCCTGTTCTGAGGCGGGCTGCTGAGATGGCCTGTCTGGAGATCTTTTTATATTCTTCAGAAGACACTTCTCGGTCAGCGGTCTTGGCCTTAATCACCGCATTAGCAATGATCTGGGCCTGCCTTTCACGGGGGGCATTCATGGAAGCCAGCTTAATAGCCGACTTGAGTTCCTCAACCTCAGTGGCATACTTCTTAGCAGCCTCAGGGTTCTTTCTGGGGATCTTTGTAGAAATAAGTTCCCGTCGAGCTCGGTTACCTAGGGACTTCATGTCATTCGAATAATCCGCATAGATTCTTTCCATGGGGCGGTTGCCATCGGAAATGAGATCTCGTGCGTCTTCCGTAATCTTGAGTCTCTCTGTCTTGGTCTGTGCCCTGACGATCTGACCAGTCTTCTTGTCGAGGTACTGGCGACCAGTCTTGACGTACACCTTCTTTCCAGTAGCGGGATCAATCGGACCACCTTCCGAAGCCTTGCGTAGGCGGATCTCATCCACATACACAGGACCACGGGCTCTGGAAATAAGAGTTGCTGCGCCACGACCACCCTGGTACTTCTTCTTAAGACCACGAATATCGTTGTCCTCTTCAGAAGTCTTCCAGTCGAGACCATGCTTGGGGGCATCGATAACCACCATGGAGTGCCGAACTGCACGGGCAAGTTCCTCAGCGCTCGCACCGCCGAGAGTCATGTCCGTAATAAGATTCGACACCACGCCCATATGGCGACCCTTCTCCTTCTCACCCATCTTCTTCATACCTGGGTAACCAGGATATGCAGCCTTGGGGTCAAAGCCTTGGAGTCCCTTAAGTGGCGGGGATGTCTTCACCTTCACCTGACTGTTGACGGGGATAACAACTACTGTATCACCATCGAAGTCAGCTCCGGAAAGACGCTCCGCAACCTTGGGGTGGATACCGATGGCATCCTTGGGGTGCTTACCGAGAACTGCTTGACCGCCCGGGTGCTTGTTGTTAACAGTCACAGTGGGGATCTCGAACGTACCCCCATGAGGGTATCGAACGAGGCACACGGTCTCACCGTCACGGTAGTCCGGGGCATAGATCTCGGTGGGCTTCAGCGAAGGTACCGGAAGAATAACCTTGGATGACTGGCGGGGTAGTGATGCCGCTTTCAGATTTACTGAATCAGCATCACATCCATCCGCGAAATCAGTAAGGAGTCGCTTCCGAACCGCCGGATTGTCTAGCTTCATGATATCCATGAACTCGTCATGACGCTTCTGGGCTGCCTTATCAAGCTGCTGCTTGGCCATGTGAGTGGACTGCTTGGACAGGAACTGGGAAGAAAGAGTCTTGCTCCAATCCTTCCAGTTTCCTTCCTCATTCACAATGTTGAGCGGAGAGAGTTTGTCCTTTCCGCCATCATTGTAAAATGCCTGACGCTTGATGACCGCACCGAAAGGGTTGTCCGGATCATCCTTCAGCTTCTTGAGGGTATCCATCTTCGGGGTGTCTCGAGTCTTGTTGGTGTTGAATATGACATCGACACCCGGAGGCATGTTATCACTGTAGTGAGCCATACCCTTCAAGTAATGAGTTCCATCCACCGGGATTCGAACCTGAGCATAGCTAGCTTCGCCAAGATTTAGGTCCTTGCATCCTCGACGGATTTGGATGGTACCGTCCATAGACGTACCTCCGTCTTCAGCGTATCGAACCTTCAGACGAGACGAATCCAATGACACAGGCTTCTGAATACCAAGCTTCGTACCATCAGGCTTGACCGCGACCCCGAGAGTGTGAATATCCCCGAGGTGTTCCATGAGCTCTCGACGAGTAACCTCAGGAGCGACCAGAACCTTGATGTTTGTAGACTCCTTGGTGCCGACCTGTCGAATATGGGCGTGCTCGACACGGTAGCCTTCAGACTCGAGCATAGCGATGGATGTGTTGAGCTGGGTGGTGCTGACTCCAAGGATAGATTCAACACCTGAGCCGAAATCGACATACTTATGCTTGTCGACCGCGTTCTTAACGAGGTCTGCAGTTGTTCGGGCTGCGTCTTGTCGAGCATCCGCATTAGGCTTCAGGTAGTTACGGACGGTAGATTCGGGGAGTCCGAGCTTCTTACCGATCGCAACATTCGAAAGGTTCTTCTCCTTCAGCTTGAGACAACGAGCCACCTCTTCCGCCTTGCGCTCATTGGCAGCCATTGACTTGGTTGCTCGGAGCTGCGAAGTGGTCATGTCGAAAGCCTTGGCGATCTCCGTTTCCGAGAGGCCTTGCTTCTTTAGATCGGCGACCATACCCTGGAATGATACGGAGCGCTGGTACTTGTCCTTACCGGATCCCCAAGGATACCGGCCAGACCGACGAAGAATACCATAGTGGGCGAGTTCCTCAGCCAATGCTGTCCTCCTTGAGTGATTCGATGAGTTGGTCGAATTCCACAACTCGATCCATGATGGAGCGAATATCGCTCGCTTCGGGGTTGAGAATCATCACATCATCGTTCTGATAGATGCGAAGTTCGCTCTCGATGTCGAATGGCGAGATATGGTATTCGAGACAGAAGAACGCTTGATAGATCATGAGCTGATCCATCTTAACGCGTCCAGAGCCTGTCTTAAGATCGTGGATCCTGAGGAAGTTCTTCTTGTCATCGAAATGAATCGCATCGGCGGTGCCGTACGCATTCATCGAGTAGAAGAGAACTTGCTCGGGGGTCATGCAATATCCGATAGCGTCATTGACGTATCGGTTGAACGTTGCGTTGTTTCTGGGCATTCGAATGCGCAGACGAATATGCTCTGCAGCGAGCTCGTGGAGTCGTGTTCCAAGGGCGGCTGCCTGAGCGGTGCTGAACGTTGCGGCCATCTTTTCAGAGTCGTAGTTCAGCCAGCTGTACTTGCTAGCCGATAAGATGGCATGTGTTCCACTAAGAGAAGAATACTCGTGAAAGCGCACGGAGTACCTCCTGTTCGTTCTCCGGGTATATGACTGCGCCGAAGGACATGCGGGAGGCTTGCTCCACGTAGTGTTCCTGATTCGGTCGTAGGGGTGCGCTCGCGGAGCGCTTGACTTCAAGGACAGCCCAGTGACGTTCGAACATCACGGTGAGGTCCGGGAAGCCTTGGATGTAGTTCGGGTCGTTCTTGAGAACGATACACCCAGGGAACATTCGCTTGAGCTTCTTGATGAGCTCAGCTTGGTACTTGGATTCCAAAACTAATGACACCTGTTTGCTCCTTCTGGTGTCTGGGGTGTAGTGTGTGAAAATGGCGTATTTTGCCTTTCTCTCCTATTATAGCCCAAGTTTTCGAGCGTCTGGAACGTACTACACCTAAAAGCGGTCTAGAAAAATGTTTGGTCCGGGCAATATGACGATCTATCACAAACTGGATAGAACCTCCACAGTCTTCCCCAGACCCCGAAGATTTGCAGAGGAGTGGCATTCAACTTGGGTGTGACAGTTTTGTGTGACAGTTAGGGTCCACAAGCCTTTATAAAATACAATTTTTTTCTTATACTTAATTAGAAAAAAACTGTCACAACTGTCACAGACAGCGACTTTTCCTTGCAATTCCAACGAAAAGTCCTGTGACAAAACTGTCACAAAACTGTCACACTGTGACACTTTTTTGTCACACTTTGGCCTAAAGTCGTACACAACATTGCCCTAAAAGGTAAAGAAATGGTAAAGAAACCCTTTCTGTGACACTTTTGTGACACTAAACTGTCACACCTGTAGTGTGTTAAAATCGGCTCTAAAAGCGATCTGCAAACACCTTTTCGTTGAATTTCTTCTTCCGTGACAGGCTCGCCTTGATGCTCTGATCGATCGAAGACTCGCTCTCGAGGAAGTAATACCACAGATTTGTGTAAGGAGTATTCATCCGATCGATGCGTCCCTCACTCTGCTCCATCACCTTCCACGAATAGTTCAGCGAGTAGAACACAACCGTGTCTGTAACAGTACAGTTCCACGCCTCGGCCCCCGATGCATACTGCACCAGGTACACCCATCGCTCGCCATCCGGCACAGGCTCATGCTTGTGTCCGTTCCACTCCTTCACGACACACGTATCAGCAAGCTCACGCAGAGCTTCCAACTCGTAGTCGAAGTTGTAGAACACGATGATCCGCGAGCGCTTCTTCAGAATACCGCGAACCGCCTCTAGACGATCTCGATCCTGATTCACACACTTCCGCAAAACATAGCAGAGCTCCCCAGCACTGATGATTGGTTCTTGCTTATACGGATCGAAGCGCTTCTTCATGATCTCGTTGTACTCAGCCACACGATACCGCACGGGAACGTAAATGCGATTCCTTACGGTATGTCTTGCCACCGGCATGTCCACCAGTATTCTCCTTCGCAACTTCTCGAGTCGGTGAACTGCCACAAAGCGCTTGACGCGAGGGTATCGTGCAAAGCGATCCCACACAACGTGATCCTCGTAGAATTCAGTCTTGTTCTTGTAGAACCCATTCGCAAGAAATAAAGGCACATAATCCAACCATGTATCTCCAGGGGTAGCACTCAGCAAGATCCACTTGTTGTGTTTCGTGATCTTGAGAAATGCCTTGACCCACTTGCCGCTTCCGACTACTCGCTGCTCATCAAAAATGAACACACTATTGCGAACGTCAGAATACTTAGCAATATTATTCCATGAATCAACCGTGATTCCTTCCATTGTAGAGCCTGCCATCGCAAACTCCCCAACCCATTCAAGGCTGTCCCTCTTCCGTGCTGTAGTGATCACTACAATACCCCCGGAATTAGGCTGTTTAAGGGCCCAGGAAGCGCCTACAAACGACTTTCCCGATCCCACACCACCAACGAGCACCTTGCCACTTTTCAGGCGCTCTAAGGCTTCTTCCTGGTGTGAGTATAACTTAGCCATTAGTCAACCAATCTGTCGAAAAACACTTCGAATTCATCTTCGTAGTCAACCAGGATCATCTCATCCCTCCGTGCATATGACTTCCTAGAATACGCACGATCCCCAGGTACGAGATTTTGGATCGCGTTGTTGTTGCAATCCCCATCCTTATGACAAACCAGCATTCCCTCACCCACAGGTCGCTTACGGAATGTCTCGAACACGATCGAGGCAACCGTCTTGGTCTTCACACGACCCTGGTAACGGAATTTGACGTAGCGCGTTCCCTTAATATCATGATACGGAAGCTCGCGCAGGGAATCGGTAAGACGAACCCGACCGTCGGGATGTGCCTGGAGGTTTGTGTACTTGTAGTGGGTGGTCCAGCCCATCGTAACTCCTTCGAAAAAAGAGAACCCAAGTAGGCCTTGAAGATCCCGAAGAACCTCCAAGGCCTACCTAGTATTCTAGTATTGAACCGACGACAGCATACCGATATCTGTTCGGGTCATCTGCGTATGAGAGTCGTAGGTGTCGTGGGGAATCCCGTTTCGATCGATCGCCACGTACTGGTCTCCGACATGAGAAAACTCGTGCCAAAGCCGGCCAGCATTGTCGAAGATCGAGAAAGTGTTCTTAACCACCATTTGGCAGGCGGTTTCGTACTCTCTCTCTTAACAGACCAAGCAGGATTCAGATTGGCTGTAAGATTGATGAAATCCTTGACAGGGTATCCGATGTACTTGCCAGATCGGAATACGTAGGTTCCAGTTTCCATGATTGCTCCTTTTAGTTTTCGCTTCTTGAGAACAGAGTTGTTTGGGGTGCCCCTGAAGATCCCGAAGGACCTCCAGGGGCCAAGGAATATCAGTCGCGAAGACAGTTCGATCCGAACATGCTGTTCAGAAACATCTTCTGAAAGTTGACCATCTCTCGAGCAGCCACTTCCATGTCAGTCTGCGATTCGAAGAAATCGAACGGCACACCATCTTCCGTGAGAATAAGCCACTGTTCCTCCGGGTTGTGGAAGAAGTGCCAGCACTCATCCTCGTTGTAGATCTTGACGAGCTCAACGACTGCCTTGCCGTCAACGTTGTTCCAAAGAGCAGAGATATGCCACCCTTCTGCAAGGTTTTCAGCAATCCAGTCGACGTCGTGTAGACTGTAGCCTACGTACGGATGATTGGGGAATATGTAACGAACAGACATGCTTCTTCGGACCTTTCTGGTCACTTCTTGTTGTAGAATTCCTTGAGTTTGGGTTCGGTGGTGATGTAGAAGTTCTCACCATCCTTGACGATGAGGTGTCCAACGGACGCGGTCTCACCGTTGACGTAGACCTCGACGAGTGTCTGGCCCGACTTCTGGATTGTGAGTCGGCCACCCTGACCAACCCACCCCACGATATCGGTGAAGTCCTCGAGCGAGACCTCCACGACATCGACTCCAGTGGACTTCTTGACCCAGGTCTGCAGATGTAGAGCCATTCAGATCACATCGGTCCCAGAGGCGAAGCGGACAGGGAGTCGGACTTGTAGCCCTTCATGAGCTCGTCATAAGCCGGGGTACCCTCCTTGGCGGTCTGCAGGTAGTCGGGGTTACCGAGAATCTTGAGGACCGACTCGGAGTCGTTGTTACCCTGATGGGCAAGAGCCTCAGCCCAGCCCTTGCCGCCACGCGGGTACCAGGTAGCGAAGACGACGTCGTTCGGCTCGGTCGTCTCGATACGACGGTCGCCGATCAGGATCGTCAGGTGGTAGTCGCCACCAGACCCCTGACCAGCCTCACGACGGTACGAGACCTCGAAGCCGACCAGATCAGGTGCGACGAGTGTGGGTCGGAACTGGTTGTCGACCGTGGACGGACCGAAAACCGGAACGGTAACGGTACCGTCTTCAAGTTCCTTGATCTGATTCATGATTGCCATGTGAACCTCCTACAGTTCGATCAGTTGGGTTGCAGCGCTACTCCAGATGCGAATAACGCCATTGTTGGCCGCCTGCGTCTCACAAGCGACGTCCAGCTCCTCGAGATAATCCTCGACAAACTGGATGGCTTCATCGCGCGTGTCGAATGTGACCGCGCTTTCAGTATACCCGTCTTCGTCATTGCCATGACAGACTTGGGCATTCCATCGGATATCATCCATGGTTACTCCTGTGGGGAAATAGTAATTGAGATGGTGCGACCATCGAGAAATACACGATTAGCGAGTCGTGCGACGTGTTGCTGGGCTTCCTTCGCAGTGTCGAAAGTAGTCCAGACCGTTGGGCGAGAAGGAAGACTTGTGTCCTTCTCCTCGCCCTTCAGCCAGACATCGTACCAAACGACGAACTTCAACGCGTCTCCAGATCCGCGTAACGATCAGCGAACTCGTCAGCCTCGATCGTGATGTAGCCGGTCTTCAGGTAATTGCTGAAGCCCGTGTTGCCGTTCACGTCGTAGAAGACAGGTGTAATGACAAGATCTGCACGGACAATATCCGCGGAATCCAGAACACCAACCGTGTCCTCAGACAGCAGCGTCTTGACGCCATCCTCGACCATGTAGATCTTAGGAGGCTTGACGTCGAAGCGAACCTTGACCGCAATGTACGGACGCTCACGATCGGGGTTGCCGTCAGAATCCTTGGAGTACTTGACGTTGATGCCGTCAGCCTCCATCTGTGCTGCGAACTCCGCAGGGACCTCACAAGCGAAGGTGCGAGCTCCGGTACGGTTGTACTTGTCGGGCTGACCCGAGAAGTTGCGGAAGAAAATGCGGGTGTCGGACAGGACAATGTTTTCGAGTCGGGGGTTTGCCATGATAGTAGGCCTCTTTCCGTGAGTTGTAGATTATCGTGCGAATGTGACCTGGAATGCGGTGTCCAGGAATCGAGTGAGGACTTCATCCTCGGTCTGGGGTGTTGAAATACAGCGGTTGATGGATTCTTGCTCATCGCGACGGCCATGCGTGTTGTAGGACTTACGTCGATGGATGAGAGTAGGGTAAGTGTTACCCTTACGAGATCGGACCGTAGACAGCTCGTACGTCTCCTTGACGTAGCGTGCGTGCTTGCAGGTCTTCTTCTCGGCGATGACCTGGCGCTTGACTCCGAGAGATTCGAAGTCGATCGGGTAGATATGCCAACCCGAGTTTAGCCACATAGATCCGTCACTCAACTGTTGGATGTGCGTAGTCCCCATTGTTTTCGCCCTTGTTGTGGTGGATCTCGGACAGTTTTCGGAATGCGCGTTCGAAATCACCCTTCAGGGCGAAGACGGTACCATCGGAGATATGGTACTCATTTGCGAATTCGTCTAACATATCGAGAGCCTGATCGTGCAGAGTCCGAAGCTCTTCCTTCTGACGCTCGTAGTGATTCAATTCGTGTACGCTCCTTCGTGCGAACTTGCTGCATCTCCTTGTAAAATGCAGTCCAGAGATCAGTGATCTCGGTTTGATTTCGATCGGCCCAATATGCGTTTGTCAAAGCCCACGTAACGGCGGCTGTGATTCCCATGAGGATGAATGAGGTCATGCTACAAACTCCTCATATGAACCGAACTGCTCGATCTGTTCTCGAGCCTTTTCGACGAGATCCTCGGAGTACCGAGTATCGATCTCTGAGATATGGTCGAGACCCAGAACGACTGACGCCTCCTTCCAACGATATCCCTTCGTACCGTTGACTGCGTCCTTAATATCGCCGTTAGCGCTCTTGCGCAAAGCGATACCACCTCCACAGCCGGGCTTGACGGGAACGAACTGTCCGACCTTACCAACAAAATGCAGGTAGTGGTCATCGGGGTTCGCCTCGTTGAAATCGAGGTAGATAGCAGTCTGAACTGCTCGAGTCTCAGCGTAGTCATTCGGCGTGATCTCCTCCTTGCTGAACAAGGACTTGAACACCGCCGGATGCGCGAACTGAGCACCCGTGGCTGTCCAACCGCCGCCGTGCTCCTCATCGTACTTGGCAATATAGACTGCATCGTTCACGAGGGCCATACGATCATATGTCGCCTCATGCTCGAAGTCGTAGCCATACTTCTTACCAAAGTCGATGACAGCCTGAATAACCTCAGGCGTGGCATTTGGAATCTTGATTGAGTCCGTCTTAATATGAGCGACGGTGTAACCAAGTTCCTCCTGCACGTAATGCTTGAGGTCAATCATGAACAAGGCCCCACGCTTCGCGACAATGTTGTCGACGTTACGCGGGTCCTTGCAGGGGTTGTCGAACTTGGCGCTCGTCAGACCGTATACAGAGTTGATAACGATCTTCAGAGCAAATGCCAAGGCATTCGTGTCGACACCTTCCCGAATAAGCGGCATGAGCGCTCCATCGAAGAGACCTTCGAGCTTGTCGAGCTCATTATGCTTTACCAGGATACGTGCCTTCTTGATGTCGCTGAATCGCTTGGTGTAGGGCCCAAACAGGTTCAGCTGCTCAAGCGAGGTCGGATGCATCGACGCGACATCTAGTAGAGCCACATTGTGGTGAATACCAGGCTCTGCGTAGACATAGCCACCTTCGCCAGTCACCTCTCCACGATATGTGGACTTGAAACCGTCGAAGTGGTATCCCGGGAACATCTTGGAAAGATCCGTGTAGACGAAATCCTTCTGAGGGTTCCTCTCCGTGCCGAAAATGATTCGACAAGTGTGAGAGTTCGTGGAGTGATTCTCTGTGAGCCCGGAAATACGGGCCAGCATCTGACGGGCAGTCCAGTCGTCCTGGAGGTGCTCGAATACTGCCTCCGTGGCGTCCACGTCGTTCTCGCAGTAATCCGCCACCCTGTCCCACAACTCTTCCGGAACCGGCTGATCCCAGTCAAGATCGAGCTCCTGGTGCTTCAGACCAAGTTCGATCTCCCACTTCTTCAGACTCTGCTTCTTCGAGGAGAAGTCGTAGACATCCGCGTATGAGACATTGTACGCCTCAGCGAAGAATGAGTTCGGACTCTTGTCGATGATCCGTTTCGAGGCCATGTACAGTTCCTTGTTGTTGTACCCCAACGTTGCCGCGTAGACAATATGATTGTCGTAGCGACGGTTATTGAAGCCAACCAACTTGGCGCCCAGCAGAGTCTTGACCTGTTCGGTAGTGGGGTTGATCAGACGCATCTTAGATGTAGTCCCCCGCTTCTTGTACACGATCACGAAGAGATTCGGGAACACCTCGATATCGAAGAAATAGATGTCTCCGTCAGCGACAGGAGCCACTGGTTCTTCCGAGTCGTTCTTGAACTTCATCTGCTGGACCAGCTTCAAACAGTACTGAGCGTGGTGTGTCGATCGCATCGCGAACGCAATGATGGAATTCCTCGCATCCGTGACGTCGTACACCAGGCCGCTCTCCGCAGCGTCATCAAGAATCTTCTTGATGAACTCCACCGAAGGCTTGGTCCCGGGATGTATCTCCTTGCGGAGGTTCCGAGCAATAAGGTTTCGAAGACCTTGCTCTGTCTTGACTACGTCTTCTCGGATCACCTTCGGAGCCTTCCTAGGGAGATCATCCGGCGCAGTTCCGACAGACATTCCATTCGAAACCAGGTACTTACGCCTGAGGGCGGTCTTTCCGGTAAATCGTTTGATCTCGATTCCCGGAGCATACTCCTTAGCGTATTCGAGCCCGGGGTCTCCCAGCAGGTAATGGAGGTGAATTCCTCCTCCGGAACGGGAGGTCTCGGCGTACGTCGGAGGCCACTTGGACGCTTCTGCCAAGTTTCGCTCACGAGATTTGTTACCGCTTGGATCTTTAAGATCGAAGTCAATAACAACCATGTTCTCAGGTATCTGAACATAGTGTTCCTTGGTTGTGTCGATGTCTTTCAGAGTTGTTGTGACGTCATCCCATCGCTTAGCCGGCTTGCCGTCCTTCGCATACTGTGCAGGGCAATCAGCATATAGCTCGTCGATGACGCTGGGGCATTCCTTCAGCTCGATGGAGTAGTGCTGTTCCGGATTCTCAATAAGACTTGCCTGTGTAAACTTGTCTTTCTTGAACCCGGAATATACGTTCCTGAACTGCTTACCGTCAATTCGAGTCCGATCATGGAACTCGACGAAGTAGTTCTTCAGTTCCTCACGGAACCGGTGACGCGGTAGCACGTACTGAACAGATGCTTGCTCACAATATCGCTTGTAGGTCTCATACGCCGAATTGAGAGTAACGAACTCCGCACTCTCGAACTCGAAATATGCGTCCTCAACGAAGTTGTAGAACACGTCAGTCTTATACATCATCTGCAGAGGACGGTAGTCCTTATAGTACGTCTTGCCAAGACTCTCGAAGACCTCCGCACAGTAATATGCGATGGCTCCAAGCTCTCTAGTGATTCCGTCCATGAGTTCGAGATACTCTACAGGAGAGATCTTGTTACCCGTGGGCGAAATATCGATCAGACGTCGGATGATACCAGACTGAGCATCTGTGATCTGCACCGGCTTGTTAGTAGCCATGTACAGAAATGAGTCGATCCGAGTCGTATACGTCGGCTTGAACTTCTCGTTAATCTGCATCTCCTCGTGGGAAATGATCGAGTTAAGCTGAGTGTTGTCGTCGATACGACTCAGATCGCCATCATGCTGGAATGCGACAATCGGGTTTGTCTTAAACGCTGCAGCTGCGAATGCGTTGTTGGACTTGGCAAGTGACGCCGCATCAAATGCTGTGTAGTAGCCCTCGAAGAGCTGCATCAGAATATTGATGAGCGTCGACTTACCAGATCCAGGCTTGCCGTACAGCACAACGAACTTGTCCAGAGTGCGGGAGACACCCGTGACAACAGCACCGATAGACCATTCGATCTTACGGCGCTCGTCTTCGTCATACAGTGTGGAAATAAGACGATCCCAATTGTCATGAGATCCCTCCGCGAGCGCATAGGGCAAACGACGAGTCGCGTAGGACTCCTTCCGCACCTCTGTGTTCGCGAATGTGAGTTTCCTGTCCAGTGGCCTGACTGTGTCCGGCATGGAGGAAATCCAGTTGCGGTACGCAGTCCAGCTCTTAGAGGAGTAATCCCCCAGGAACTGAAACCGCGTACCGCCTTGATAGGAACCCTCGAGAGTCTTCGCGAAGTCACGAAGCTCCTTGTCGATGAGCTCGACCACTCGAAACTCATCCGTGTTCCATAGACCCTTCTCCTCGTCCCACACAGCTACGAACGAGCCTCCCTGAACGAGGATATCGGTAGACCTTGCGACCCTAAAGTCGGGGTAGATCTCCACGACCCCATTCTTCGAAGCCCGCTGGCGCGGGGTAACGAAATCCACTTCTTCTCCTAGATAATATACTTCTCCTGAACGCACCACATGGATAGCTGGTCAAGAAGCGACGTTTGCGCCGGGTCAATGAGGCCTCGACGATTCGGGAATATACCACCGTGGCCAAACCGGTCGTAATTCCGTTCTACAATATCGCGAACCGTAGCGCTAATGGTTTCGCTGTCAGTATTGTAGTCAATGCCGAGGTTCCTCATCAGAACCCTGAACGCGGTGGCAGGAGTGTCGTCCCTACCACCAATAGTCGCATCCATTTTGCTAGCGAGAACTACGAGCACCTCGAGCATGGTTGCGTAAATCGGGTCGTCACCGTCATATACGTAACCAGTCTCATACTCGTAGTAATCGCGGAGTGCTTTTCCGTCGGACTCCAGATTACCGTCCAGCGGAATCCACCACTGGAATGCGATCTCATGAAGGACCTCGCATTGATCGCGAAGGTAATCTGCGCCGACAAGTCGGAGAAGGTATTCGAAATATCCCTCTCCAGTCATCATTCGGAATCGTCGTCTCCCGTGTAATAGTAACCCGGCAAGTCGATGTCTTCGACCCAGTCGATATCGAGAAGGTGCACGTGAAGGTCCATGCGAAGCTTGTGATTCCTCACAAACACGTCATGAGGGTCTGCACCATAGGCGCCACCACTCTTCATGGCTTCGGAACCGATCAACTCTTCGGCGGTTTGCTTCATTCGGTTCCCGTTGTCATCTGCCACTACGTTATCGTTGACGTAGCAGTCGACTTCGAAGAACTCGTAGCCGAGCATTTCTTCCTGGAAGGTTTGCGGGTCGAGGATCTCGATGTCGGAGAACTCAGAAGGCTTGTGCTCGAGAGCTTCCTTCTCTTCCTTCTTCTCGTACATCTCCGTGATCTTGTCGATGTTCTCACGGTACTCCTGGAATGCGCTCTTCTCGACCTCGTCGACGCGTTCCTCGATCTCCTGATCCATCTTGCGCTGAAGACGGTCCGTGATCAGAAGATATGCGACCGTCACACCCGTGACAAGACCTGCGGCGAAGGAAATGACAAGATTAGATTTCATTGACGATCTCTCCATCCACGTTGAAGTCGAGGAGGTAGTTTGCGACCTCACGACGGCGCGAGTTATCCCAGAACTTGATGCGGTGTCCCTCGATGTCGCCGAAGGAAATGTAGTGATCACCGTCGCCCTTCTTCCAGAGCCAGCCCACAACCTGAGAAGCGGGCGTGCGAGGAATACCAAGAGCGTCGTAGACGTCGGACAGGAAGACGTATCCCCGAGTACGGAGCAGGTCGTTCATGTAGTGGAGCTGAGCGTGGATGTTCATCTCCGTAATATCGTCAGAGGGATCCCAGACGCTGGAAGTCTCGTCGACGATACGAGCGTACGGAGAGTACTCCGGAATAACCGATTCCGCCATCTTGTCGTACTCGAAGGGCTCATCCGTGAAGACGACGTCCTTGACGATCTGCTCCTCGACCTTCTTCATCGACTCCTCGCCAATGACAGAAGCAACGTGCTTCTTGTACTTGCGGTAGGAGGTGTCCAGAGCAGCATACGCAGCAGCAAGGCCGGCGATACGCTTCGACTGGATCGAGTGACTCCACCAGAAGGCAGCGATCGAAGCCACACCCAGAGCGATCGTGGGAGCGTAGTGCTTGACCGTCTTCGTGACGATGCGGCTGTAGCAGACGATGCGGTCCTTACGGAACTCATCCTCAGTGTAGTGCTCGTTGCGCTTCATGAGGTTGGGGCCATCTGTGATGACCATGACCTCGTCTGCAATGAGCTCCTTGTAGGTCAGAGTGGCCCGACTTGCCAGGACGGCAGTACCGACGAGACCAACCGTGCCGGTGGCAGTGAGAATGGTGGGGGCGTGCTTAACTACGACTCGTGCGACGTTGTGGAAAATAGACATGATGTCCTTTCAGAGTTGAGGTTGAATGTTATCGTTTGAGAGACTGGGGTTCGTCATGCGTGAGCATGAACCCGTCTCGAACCTGACGAACGTTGAATGAACCCATGTCGGTCCATCCCCAGTTATCGTCAATGAAGTTGGAGGACGCCCCAATGAGGGCGTTCAGGTCAGCCAGAGAGACCTGACCATACTGATCGATGAGGTCACTCATGCGATCGATGACGTCGTTGGCGTCAGAGCGCGTGTCGAAAATAATCTCGTTACGATCAGGTTCCGCGTGACGTGCAGAGCGAGAGGGGCGCCTTTCAGAAGAACGATCGCGCCTATCTTTTGGGCGAGAGTATCCCGAGTAATCGGAATATGACGACCGCGAGCGAGAAGGTCGAGTATCGCCTCCATAGAGCATGGACTCAATACCGCGAGTGACCGTGTCGGAAATAAGGTTCTTAACGGTCGGAATGATGACATCCCAGAGAACCGTCTCACCAACAGAACGGGCGTCTTCGCGAATGATTTCGCCAACAACCTTCCGTGCTGTTGATTCCTTCTTGACACGAGCCTTAGTCACCGGGGCGATCTCTTTACGCTCCTTGGCCTTGTCGGAGTTACCTGGATATGAACCATCCGGGCGTGTAGGTACATTCATGTTGCTCCTTCGAAAGAGAAACCCTAAGCCCCCTGTAATATTACAGAGGGCCTAGGGCTTGAGATCAGACTACTTCGAGTCTTCTTCGGATTTGTGCAGGTTCTCCTTGAACGTGTCGATGAACTGCTGTGTCGCGCCCTGGATAGTCCTAGTCACACGATCTTCGACCGTCAGCGACAGTGCGGTGACACCAATAAAACTAACGAGGGGGTTAATTGGTGCAGCGGCGGCGAGGACGGTGCGAAGGGTCGTGCGAACTACGACTCCAGAGCAGAATGATGCAGCGAGTCCAGTGAGGTACGCAGGGGTGAAATCTTGCTTATTCACGAGAATTCCTTTCGGATAGTATGGGGTCTCATTATACCCCATGTTATTCCTGCGTAGAATCCTCCGTGAGCTTGGAGACCGCGGCGTCAGCGACCTCGGGGGCAACATCGTACTTGACGAGGTACTCCTTGACCTCCTCGCCGGACTCCTTGGTGTTCTTCTTGGCGAGCTCGAAGACCTTCTTCGGGAGAAGACCCTCAACAAACTTGCCGAGGTCCGTAGAACCGTCGATGAAGGAGAGGATGACCTCGTCGTAGGCGAGACCCTCGGTGAAGTTCTTCAGAACCTCCGGGTTCTTGACGAAGCGCTTGCCATCATCCGAACGCTCGCCATAGGCAGCCTCGATGATGTCGCGCATGAGCTCGAAAGCCTCCTTGCCGTCCTCAGTCTTGGTGAGCTTGGCGATGCGCTGGGTGAGCGGAACATCCCACTTCTCCATGTCCTGGAGTTCCTTGATGTTCAGGTGGAAGTAGAGGTCTTCAGTCTCAAGATCTCCATCCCAGTTCTGGTACTGGACGGTGAGCTTCTGCATTGGTATGCCTTTCTTGTTGGGTGAAATTAAAAAACCCTAACACCCGGTTAGGGGTGCTAGGGTTTGAGGGTCAGTCTTCAGTGGTCTCGGGGTTTTCGATGATCTGCGTGAGAAGGAGGGTTCCGTCTTCGAGTTCTTCGATTGTACCTTCGAGGGCGGCGTTCTTGTCGATCACGAGCGGATCAACATCGTCGTCAGAGTCGGAAGAGATCGCGACGGCGACTGCACCAGCAGCGGCGGTAACAATACCGGCGATTGCGTAGGGCAGGGCCTTCACGAAGAACTTCTTGATCTTGGCGGTGTTGACCGAGATGATCGGGGAATCGTCTTCGATGAGGTTGTCGGAGTCGATGGGGAGGTTCTTTTCAGCGGACATGAGAGTTCCTTTCAGAGTTGTGAATATGTCTCATTATAGGACATGTTTTTCTTGCGGATCAGTACTGGTGACGGAACCAGTCAGTCACAGGAGCGGGGTTGAACGCCATCAGAAGAGCCGGAGACTCATCGGCAAGCATCGTAGGCGTGAATTCAGCCTCGATTGTGGTCCCGTTAGACCATCCGAGCTCATCACCCATCGAAATCTGCTCGAGTCCGAGGCACTGGTAGACCTCGTTCAGGGAGACCGAGGAAATACCGTTGATCAGATCCGAGTTGATCCGATTCAGGACCTTCTGAACCTTGGTGATGGTGGACGGGAAGACCCTGCCGGAGTACGAGTCAGAAATAAGAACGTTCTCACCCGTGATGATGACGCTCTTGTTCTCTGGGCGTTCAAGGTTCTCCTCGATAACGTCTCGGGCAATCGCCGATCGGGTGTCGGTTCCCTTCTTACCCGTCAGCTCCTTGACACGGTCCTCGTACTTCTCGAGGACGTCCTGAGAGACCGTGTACGCAGCAGCCATAGCAGCGTAGCGACGCTCACTCAGGACCGTTCCTCCGATGATGGCGGCAGACGTTGCCGTGATGGAAATAGCCGCCGGCAGGTAGCAAGTCCACGTCAGACGGAGCGCATCCGTGAACTTCCACCCTCCCTCAGGGAACTCCTCTCGAAGTAGATCCATCGCCTTGACGTGCGCCTTACCGGAGGTGATCGCCGTGCTGATGACGCCCGCGAGCGCAGATGCCGCGAGAATAACCTGAGAGTTGTTGCGGATGAAGGCGCCAGCGAGACGACCGTAGGTCTTGAAATCGATGTTGATCATGTGCTTCTCCTTGAGTTGGGTTATCGATTCAGTAGGTAGAAAATGGTTACGATGGGGACCATGACCCATAGCCCCACCGCAACCCACATCAGAGTATCGCTACTCACTTGTTGTCCTCACGCTTGTTCAGCCACTTCGCGAGAAAGTATCCAATGACGCCCCCAGCGATGACCTTGCCGTTGAAGATCGAGGTGATGGCGTCGAAGATCGTGAGGAAGATAATGAGGCCGACCATGACGAGGAAGAGGAAGATGAGAGTGATCATTTGAGGTTTCCTTTCAGAGTTGAGTTTTGTTGAGTTCGTTCATGCTGATGAAGAATGTTTCGGTACCATTTTGGACCGGAGGGTGAGTGACCACGGATCCCACAGGGAGATCCATGAAGACGAAGCAAGCGTGGAAACACGGAGCTGCGCCTGCTTGGTAAAGATATGACGGGAGGAGTGCGGCCCTGTTCCGATCCCACGGAATACCCATAAGAGGACCTCTCAGATCGCTCTCATACAAGACGCGCATAAGACCCGTGTGTGGGTCCTGATAGACGAGATCTCTACTTACATCTTCATGGCCTCGGCGCAGTAGAGGATACGTCGGGATGATGACAGTAGCAACAGAGAACGGGTCTTCGGACGCCTTAGCCACTCGATCTAAATATCCAGCGACCTTGAACAGGGTGATGCCGTCGTCCGCGAACATCCCGAACTTACTTCCGATAGGAAGAGTCAGGATGTTGTTCAGGTTCTCGAGACCTTCGACCTTACGCTGCATCAAAAGCACCTCCAACGTAGCACACGAAGATGGGCGCCTTCAGCGACTGGGTCCGGACCATCTCGAGCTTCTTCGGCTCCTTGATGAACAGGACGTTCACGTCGAACATCTCGGGGGCGGTACTCGAAAGAAGATATTGCGGTAGAACCACATGGGTAGGGCCGTGCACTTCCCACGACTCCCAAGAAAGAACTCGCTTGATCCCATCACGATCATGGAATTTGAAATCGGGATCTACCGAACGAATGGTCTCCGAAATGATCTGAGATCCACGCCGGAAGCTATACCTTCTCTTGTATTCCTGAAGTAGTGGGTCTCCGAACGGGTCTCCGACAACTTCAGTTTCGATCTCAAGGCTTCCACCCGTGCTGGAAAACCTCGAGCCAAGATAGTCGGCGAGAGCGGAAAGCTCCGAGTTGGTGAACGCGTCTCCGTAGACAGCCCAACCTAGAGGCCGAAGTGTCTCGAGAACATCACAGAGATTCTCGAACGAGAATACCTTACAGTAACGATGGATGGGTTTGCCGATGATGGCCATTGTTGCTCCTTCTATGTGAAAAAAACCTATAACCCTTGTTAGGGGTTATAGGAGTGAGTTGGGTTGGTCTGGTGGATCAGTGAACCTTGGGCGGGTTCCAGACGAGGCCTTCGATCTCAGTGTAGACATCACCGTATGTGGCTACCATAGCCTTGCGGAGGGCGATGGTAAGCAGGTTAGAGGCGATGACACTACCGAGAGCGATGAGGGCAACGGTGGAGGGCTTGAAGGTCATGAGAGTTCCTTTCAGAGTTGGTATATGTCTCATTATAGCCCGTGTAAATCATGCGACCTCGAAAACCTATAGCCCTTGTTAGGGGCTAAAAGGTTTTCAGTTGGTGAGAGCGTTGGCATCGTAAACGTCAACGGCTACCTTGGTGAGCTTGATTGCAACACTGTTGATCGTGTAAGCGATGGCGAGTGCGGTGGCAACAGAGGTCAGCATGAGTAGTCCTTAGGATTAGATGGGCTGGTTTCTTCTCATTATAGACCTTGTAATTTGTGCGACCTCCAAAAGCTTATAGCCCTTGTTAGGGGCTATAGAGCTTTCAGATCTTATACGAACTGAGGAAATTCTTGTACGCGGTAGAGTACATGGAGAGTTGCTCTTCGCGGTACCGATTGTGCTCTTCGCGAAGATAACGAATCTCAATATCTTTCTTCTTGAGTTCGTCCTTCTTCATGAGGAGCTTGAAAATCAGGTAAGCGCAGAACATGGTCAGCATGAGGGCGATGGCGTGCATGATGATTCCTTTCGGAGTATGTATATGTCTCATTATACACCATGTAATTCATGCGAAAACCTATAACCCTTGTTAGGGGTTATAGGAGTGAGAATTAGTAACGGAAAGAGTTTTCGAACTTCTCGCGGGGCGTCAGGGAGTCGTCATTCCGGATAGCTCGGATTGCTTCGAGGCGGCGCCGTTTCCAATCACGAGTAGCAAAGTCAGAGCGAATGCTAGTCAAGATGATACGGTACCACCTCCACAGCAGAACGAGCGTACAACCGAGTACGAACGAGAGCGCGGAGGAGAGAATGAACATGATGAGTCCTTTCAGAGTTGGTAAGTCTTCTCATTATAGGACTCGTTTTTCATGCGAAAACCTATAACCCTTGTTAGGGGTTATAGGAGTAGAATCTAGTTCTTCAGGGATTCTTCGTATCGAGCCATGTCGTAGGCGAGCTTACGGTGCTCGGATCCGATGTCCATTTTGGCCTGTTCGATTTCACGAGCGATCTTTTTGCTAGTGATGTTCTTCAGGTAGAAACAGACACCAATGAGGAGCACGTTCAGCGCAGCAAAGATTGCGGGAACGATGAAATACATGATGAGTCCTTTCAGAGTTGG